CAATCGATAATGTACCGTATTCACTTCTTGTGTATTTTTTCATTTCCTCATCTGTAACAGGTAAGTTTAATGATTTTAACAAGTTAGCAAAAATGGTGTTTGTATCGTTTCTTTTAACAAACATACCCTTCATAAAATTAGGGTAGCCAGTATATGTGGTACCAGTTATGGTAGCCGCAGTTAAACCATTTGTAATAGTGTTTATACCATCAGCCAAATCAAAAGGAATGCTTTCATTTACAATAACAGCACTCTCAATTGGTTTTAATACGTTATAATTACTTGGGTTAATATCATATTCAATATAACCAGTACAATCACCATTAAATTGGTTTGATGAAAACGTTGTATCTGTATATTGTAATACCATGAACACAGAAAAACCATCAGTTTGTTGTATGGATGTTTGTGTTGTATTTTGTTCGACACTTTGGAATACACCTGTAACCGTATTTGTTGAAATGTTGGTTAATTTGGTTGCTAATGGGCTATTAGCTGGCACACCAGTGTGGGTTATGATCACCGTTTGACCAACTTGTGGTACATAATTAGGTACTGATTCTAGATAGAATGTGGCTCTACCGTCCACACCACCAGCAGTTTTTCTCCTTTTAAAGGGTACTCTGATTTTTAATATTGAGCTCATTTTGTTATTTTTGTATGATTTGGCTTGTTATTGTTACGTTTTTAGACAATGAATATACATTATCATTATAATCACCAGTTAAATCCGCAACTCTCTGTGTTACGTATAAATCCGCATTATAGTTGACATCATCATCCGATAATGAAAATCTAGATGGAACAAAACCCTGCTCCAATAATCGTCTTCTACCTAGTTCGGTCAAATATACCTTCATTTCGACCGTTGTACCCGTGTTTACTAAACCCATTTTATTTTTTTTTAATTATAGTTATTTATCCTTAATAATAAATAGTCTTTTATTGTATTTTTATTGGGGCATAAAATTTTACACCCATTTGCATTTTTTTAGCCATTTTTTGGTTAACTGGTACCATTAAACCCTCATATAGTTCTGTACCAATTAATGGTTTAAACTCAAATCCAAGTTTATTATTAACATCAATTCTCTTATATAATCTAATAACCTTAGATGAACCAGTGTTAAATATCGATCCGTTATACACATCCAAATCAAAATCACCCTCATTTTTGTCTGTTGAGTACATTAGGTTGTACCCAACATTATATTTTTTACATATGTCATGAAATGATTTAAAAAATTGGGTTAAATCATTGAGTTCCAATATTTTTTCAGATGTTAAAATAAAATCAATATCATTGTATTTGTCCCCATTAATTAGATACCCAATGTATGAACCGAATAGGTATACGGAATAATTAAACTGTTTATTTAATTCGATAATTTCTGATGTAAAAAGACCATAAGAATCTCTTCTAAGAATCCCACTATCTATTATGTCTGTTTTATCTTTAAAATTATATATATACTTCATATTAAGATACGTTTTGACCTGAGCCAGTTGATAATGCTGATGGTACATAACCCGAATTGACCAAATTAACGGTAATTGTCATTGAGTCATATATAGGTGTGGTAAGGGTGAGATCAGTGAATGATTTTATTGTAAGTCTCATATCTAATGTACCAACTTTTTTATCTTTATTAATGTTGCTCGCACCATAATATTGGACATCCAATAAATTAACATTTTTAACGGTGTATGTTGCACCAAAATGGATTGATTGGAAGGGGTTTAAAATAAAATTTAGATCATTTGCGTGTTCTACGCTTCTACTAATTGATAATGTACCAATAACATTGGATCTAAATAATATATTGTAATTATCGTATGCGTATGTATTTGATGCATTGTATGTGGTATTAACAAATACATGTTTTAATGTATTTGCTGGCACCGCACTTTCATTTCTAAACCTAACCGATGTTAATGTGATACCATTAAAAACCATGGGCTGGTTATTCTTATTTAAAATATGAAATAAACCATTATTTAGTGTTGTAAAAGATTTTGTCGATTCTGTAACACTAACACCATGTGTATTAATATAGAAATCATCACGAAATATTTTAAAATCAAAAACTGGTTGAATGGCTAATTTTTTTGTATATAAATTAACCGTTGATAACTCAGCTTGAGCTATGTTAGATGTTGGTGTGGATATATTAGTGTCGTTATAATAATTCATGGTTAGTTATTTTGTTGCTGTGGTGTAAAATTATTTGCATTATTATAACTACCAGAAACGGGTGAGCTGTATTTTGGTACACTTATTTGTTGGTAATAGACGTATCTATTCGACATTAATTCAACCGATTCGGATGTTGTATATGTTGTTGGGACACCAGTTCCCATAACACCAATATTATAATATTTAACTATTATTTTGTAGTCTTTATTTTTTAACGCCACCTGATCAAAATCGGGTAAGGAAACATCAACTTGGAAGCTATAACCATCGGGTGAAAAAGTCTTAAATAAATTTGAGATTGTACCAGTACCAACCCATCTCATATCAATACAACTTTCACTATTTAAACCAGTTGTTAATTGTATACCATTTACAGTCCCACCAGTAGCTGATATATTACCAATAGTTGAGCCACTGGTAGCCGCATCTGATGTCGTAACGTCAACCCATGCTGTGGTATATTTTTTTAAACCACTTAAAGTTGCTGGTACTATATTAGCCCCAATTTGTATATACACTTTAATTCTTAATGCGTTTAAAACTTTTTTTGTTAATGAGGATGCTGATGTACCACTGAAACCAGGGAAAACAAAAGAACCTAAATCCGATGATGTGAATTTAAAATTAAGTTTAAATGTGTTAAAATATGTTTTATTAGCTATAAGGGCATCACTTTTATATATTTGACTATATGTTAATGAGGAATTGGAGGTTGCTATGGCGTTTGATCCAATAAAACCACCTGATTTATATTTCGTGTTTTTTAAATCAAATAAATTGGCCGATGTTATATTATCAGGAAAAAAATCATAATCCTTAAGTAATTGACTGCCGTAATTAGACAAAGACAACACCTCTGTTGGTTTAGTAGATAGATATAAACCATTAACCCCCGTTAAATTAAATTGCTTACCCATTATATATTAGTGTATGTTAATAAATTTAATGTTTGTGTTGAGTTGAAGTCTGGCTCCCTCATTATATATTCTTTTTGTGTATTTTGTCTAGTACCCAATAAAGCCCTTCTATATTCTATATTATCAGCAACTTTACCCCTTAGTGGCACTTGGACAAAAACATCATTGACATAATCGTCAGCGTTACCCATGGTACCATTGCCTAATGATGTAAGTTTTGTATTATTGTGGTTTATTGTTGGTATTGCTTGTGTTTCTATTGATCTTGGATCAAATATATCAATCTCTTCCCAATATGTTGCCATGGTTGGTGCGTAATTAGTTCCTAATGAACTAGCTTGTTTATATCTATAATATTTAACAGGTGATGTTCCATATGATACAACATCGCCATTGTAATATAAAGTACCACTCTTAAATGGTGCAACTCTATATTTATCTGGCATAAAAATTTGGTAATTAGAGTCCCCATCGCACATTGAAAAATATACGACCGAATCTTTAAAACCACCTTTAAAAAACACCTCTTTACCAAGATCCGTTAAATAAACCTCAAATGTGTTTGTATTATCTTTTATAAATCCCATTTAAAAATCAATTGTTGCTTGTATTATTAACATATCCGAATTATATTTTCTAATTAACGGTTGGCTAAATTTACCAATAGCGACTAACTCATCATTATTATCGTAAATCCCCATTTCGGTAAAACATGTTTTATCCTGATTTGGGTTAAATGTTGGGTTAGCTGAATTTATAAATTTATTTGGTAGTACATTACATGTTATCAACGATTTATATATTGTCGCTTTAACATCCGTTGTTATATTACCATAAAAGAACGTCTCGTCACCAAATGTATGTCCAGTTGGTGAATTTAATTCGGCTAATTGAATATAATCATTTAAATCATATTTCGTATCAATACTAATATCTAATAAAGATTTGTCAATGTTAACTCTTAATTTTTCGATATTAGCTGATGTAAACGTTGTGTTTATTGGATCCTGACCCAACCCACTATTATCTAAATAGAATAAAGATATCATTGAGCCATTTGAAGGAGTGAAAGTCAATTCAACACGTCTTTCAGCTGTGGTTCCAGTTGGGTAAACACCGTAATTATTTGAACTTACTAATTGACCATTATAAAATAGCCAAACAACGTCATTATTTGGTTGGTAATCCAATGTAAGTGCGATATTACCATTGACAATGTAAACACCATCAACATAGGTATTACCAGTTGGTACACCGCTTAATGGTATATCTATATTTTTTCTAATAGTTTTTGATGTACTTGTTGTACCAATTAGATAATGAAATAAAACATATTTGTTTGTTGATGAATTAATTAATCCAGCGGTAAACTCAATTATTGGTGTGTTGTTTGTTGATGATAAAACATTTAATGGATAAACATAGTAATCACCATCAATACCTAGATTAGCTAAAGATGACGCCTCAGTTAATATGCCACCGTCTAGTGACACAATAACCTCACCAATTGGTTGTTTAGTTAAACTATATCTATCAGCAACAGATATATCAAAATTAGATGGGTAAAATCCAGTTTCCGTGTATAATGTAAAATCATCACATAGACTGGTCACATTACTTAAACAGCCATTGGTGCCCATAAATCTATTGATATTTAATTTATTCCAATCGATTGGGTCTGGTAGTGTGTTAATCTGTGTTTTTTGCCACAATAAAATTATTGAGTTTGTTTTATAACCATAACCCTCAATATCCGTATAGTTTTTTAAATACCCAAATTCGCTGTATGTTGGGTCTGTGTTACTCTTTGGGAATTCAAATACAACATCTTGTGCCACACTAGTTGTGTTTGATATTGTTGTATAATCTTCACAATGAATACCAGTAATACCATCAGTATCTAAAAATAAATAAGTAACGTGTAACGCTTCGTTTGGTTGTAATGCACCTAACGTATTATTACCTGGACAGGCTCCTGGTTGAATTAACGTTAGTTTTGGTTTTGGTAATGTCCAATTTCTATTTGATTTATAAGATAAAGCTGTTAATAATTCTGGATGTTCGATTATTATAATCTTTTCATCAATCAAAACTTTACCAACAACAGTCTTATCAACCTCCTGATCAACCAAATCATAATAAAATATACTATTATTTGTACCCATCGACTTTAGTTCGGTATCACAAACAAAGGTGTACCCTATATCATCAGCCAACGCTGGGCCACCAAATTGTTTTTTATGCCACATTAAATACGGTAACTTTAATGTTAATGTGTTTCTATAAAAACCCTCAGCATAAAAATTACTAACAGAATTGTTTGTGTAATGTATAAGACCAACTTTATCTAATCTATTTGTTAAGAAATAATCATAGTTTATCGCTGTACCCCAAAAATCTCTACCGTTATTTAAGTACTTACCCTTATATAAGGTATTATCCAAACCAATGATTTCTTCTATTGTCAATATATTCATATTCCAAACAGGTACATCATCATTAGCTAGAGTACAATTTGATGTGAAATCCAATAAACCACCGTTCCAGTACGCTATTGGTGTTTCATTATCATAATAATTTTTAATTGTTTGAGGGCCTGGGTAAATATATGCTTCAACATCAGCTAAACTAAAATTAGGTAGCATCCTGTCTAATCCAAAACTAAGTGTTACACCAGTAGTATACCCAGTTAAATCAAACGCATCATAAACTGTTCCACCAGTTGTATCAATAATTTCAGTGATTTGGTACATCAAAAATGGTGTTGGGTCGATACCTATTTCACTAATAGCTGAAGCTGTGTAGTTATTTGTATAACCACTAGTATTAAATTTAACAAACAAATAATCACCAGTGTTAACAGTTGTTCTATATGCTGTATTTTTTGAGCTGACATTAGTATAAACTAAATCAAGTTGGTTTTTATTACCGCTTTGTGTTGCACCACTAATAATTGACCCGCTTAAATTACCAATTAGTGTTAAAGTATTATCAACACTTATAGTCCCACCAGTTGTGTCGTAAATAAAAAATCCACGTTCTTTGGCTGTGGTGTATACTTCATTAGGTAGTGATGTTAGTATTGATATTGGTAATTTATAATTACTACCCTCACTTGGTACGGGGTATTGTATATCGTGTTGTTTATCAACTGGTCTTAAAATATTAACTTTTGTAAAATTATCAGAGCTATAATCCATCTCACCATCACCAAGGCTGAATGATGTGAAAGTTAGACTACCAGATGATAGATTCCTCCTACCAGTGTCGGTTAATTTTAAATTAACCAATGGTTCGTTTTTCTTTATTATGTAGCTCATTTATTGTTTTATCATAAATAGATTTATTTTTATAAATTTTTGTTACTTACTTTAATTTGCTCTATATTATATTTTGCAAATGTTTCAGTGTTTTGTGAGGTTTGTTCTACAATACCAATTAAGTTTACATAAACAGTTTTATTTTCTGTAATATCTCTAATAATAAGACCCCTATTTTCAATTGTTTTTCCACTAGTATTTGTTGATTTTGTTAGTGATGTTTTTAATGTAACTGTATCACTAATTTGATCATTAACAAATATCGGGTTACCATTTATTGACGCTGAACCAAATTTTGTTTGGAATTTACCAGTTTCATACTCAACACTAATTTCAACATTGGTGTTAGGCATAACATCATATTTTTTATCGAGTAAACCTTTACTATTAACAATATTAGTATCTGTAACAATTTGTGATGTTTCAGTGCTAATATATTTAACCGTTATAGTAGCTGAAGCATTAGCGCTTTGATTAACAATAATTCTGGTTAAATATGGTAAAATATCCGCAGTTTCAGGGATAACGACTGGAGCTGAGCTTATATTTGTAGCCCTATCCAGTAATGTAACATCGGTATCAAATAAAAGACCAAAAAACGTTGTGGCCATTTGACCGCAAGGGTTTGTTAATTTTAATCTACCTATAAATTCACCTGTTAATGGGTATCCAACTTGGTCTTTTTCTGGGTAATAATCTAAAATAATGTCATTACCACTAGCTCTAAAATCAACAATACCATGTGAACCAGGTGTGATTCTGTTTTCATCTGTTATATCGTAAAATTTATCTAGCGCTGTCATTAATTTATTATTAATTGTTGAGCCACTGAAAGATCTGCTAGTGAATCCGCTTTTTAACGCTAAATTTTTATTATAGAAATACAAATTATTTTTAACATCTGTTGTTAAACTTTCAATATCAGATTCAAATACGGTAACTTTGGTTCTATCTTTATAAAAAGTGAAATTATTAACCAGACAAAAATCTCTTTCTTCCCAATTGGTCGAGTCGTTATATGGTTCAGTTGTGGTTGCTGTTAATGTTAAATTACCAGCCCCCATATACTTATAAAGTACACCTCTATTAACCGCATATTTGGCACCCAAATATAATGGGTCTGAATTTGAGCCCTGGAAAGTTGTTCCTGTGGTTCCGACAACCCAATTTGTTGGGTTGTTTTTATCGCTAACAAAACCTAATCTCTCGAATAACGGATCCGATCCAGATAAATCATTAAAAAACGGATACACGTAATATGAATTACTAGTGTTATCAATTGGATAACCAGGTTTTAAATATATGTTTGTTTTCCCAGTTCTAAGTGTTCCACTATAATCTTTATATGCATCAGTATCTGTTGTACCCAAAGCATAAACACCACTATAATTTCTTAAATCTGTGGCACCACCACTGGTATTTTTAGCCCTAAATAACCTATTAATGTTAATTGTTTCATACGTATCTAAGTGTTGGTAACTTTGTTCGATATAAACTTTATTTAAATCTAATAGTGAATTGTATTTTTTACCATACGTTATACCATGATAAGTATAACCAGTACTAGTTCCAGTTGTGATATATGGTGTACCACCACTTGTTATTGGTAACGTTTTTGGTATCCTGGCCGCAGTCGATCCGAATGCTGTATAACTATCCCAGTTAACCCAAGTTGTACCAAATGACGTAATACCCGATATTGTTATACCCGTTGGTGTTGTACCAGGTGTACCAATTAAAGATCTGTGGTCAAATAAATCACCACCAATTCTCATCCAATATGTGTTCCATGTTTTACCAACACCAGATATTGTACCACCAGTGGCATTAAATTGTGGTGTTGGTGGTGCGTGGTTTGTTGTTGTTGTTCTAGCACAATAAAATCTATTATATGTAACACCACTAACAGTTTCACTTCGTAAAATAAAATCGCCTGGATTATATGTTGTGGTTGCTGAGTACGCTAATGGTTTTTGGTAAACATATCTAAAAAATGAGTTTACATCCTCAAAACTACCAATAAAGACATCACCAAATTTATAATCTGAACTTTCTGGGTCGTATGGTTTTATATTTTTATAAATATAATCCGTTAAGTTGGCATTTTGTTTTGCACCAAAGTTAAATTCTTCATAACCCCAAGGTGTAAAATTGGCTGGGTTATATTTTTCAATTGGTACAAAGCAAGATCTAGATCCCATTGGTCGGTAGACTGGGTGAATATCACCTTGAACTACTGGGCTAGTAGAGGTTAATTGGGCTTTGTAACAATGATCTTTATGTATATCATTAACACAAACAAATAATCTATAAACCGTTTTGATTTCAACAGTTTTACCTGTTGGTGTATCAACAACGACTTTATAGTTTTCTACAGGTACTTTAACAATATCATTTAATTCGTAATTAATAATTTTTGAATTAAATAATGGCGCTTTATCCAAAACAGCTTTATATATTTCACTGTCATATATTTGATTTTCTAATTTATGATAACTAAAATTAGTCCCACTAGGTACATCTGTATAAAATCTCTTATATAATTTTAATTGTGTTACAAAATCAAAAGAATAATTTAATTTTGTATAATCCAATAAACCATCATCATATGATTTTAATATTGCGGTTGTTTGTGTTGTGCCAGTTCCAATGGAACCACCATTATAAAAACTATACGCTGGTATGTAATTTATATTTCTAGTGTAACCCAATTTTCTATTTCGTGGGTTTTTACCTATTGATATTGTGTTACTAACATTATTAAATTCAGTAACCTCAGGTGTATTACCTAAATAATAATCAAATAAAGATACGCTAAATTCGACTTTACTACTTTCAACCCCGACAGCACTATTGCTAGCTTGGTTTGAATTAACTAAGGCATCCGCTGCGATATTTTCATTTTTACCTCTTAATGTAATTGTGAAATCAATCTTATCATTACCAAGCTCTTTATCAAATTCAGTTGTATCGTAAACAATTTGACCTTGACCAAACTTTGAATAGTATTTGTAAAATAAAGTGTTAAATAAATAACTAGGATCTGAAGTGTAATTAATTTCTGGTATATTTAAATCAGTGTATTTTACAGCATCATTTTTATATTGAATTGAATTAGTACCAAAATCCGCTAGGTTATAGATTGGTTTGATTGAGAACCCTTCGGAAATGTAACCTTTACCATTAAAACCAGAATTAAATAATAATCTAAATCTTGGGTCATTCATTGGGTCAAATGTTGTTGGTTCTGTATAATCAACATTTACTTTTTCGTATCTAGTCAAAGTACAACCCAAATTTATTGGTTTAATTACAAGATAAATTTTTTCACCAGCATTAAAAAATCCAGAATACTGAAACAAATATTGTCTTAAATCACCAGAGTCGTCACCAATAAAATCAAATAATTGTGTGTCATACACATAGCCCAAATTATTAACTAATTTAATCTCAACAGTTTGCAATACATTATTTACAGACTCAAAATATAAACCGAAATTAAAATTTAAAAAACAGTTTTTAGTTATTAAATAATAACCATTTGTTGCGTTAATTAAATTTAAATCATTACCGTTGGTTTCAAAATTTTCATTTAATGATTGTATTGAAATATAATTATCAGTATCTGGTGATAATAAAATTGATTCATTTAAAGTATGTGTAAAAATATTATCATCTTTTAATATATAAAAAGGCCCTATCTTGTTTTTATCTATGTGATAAAAACCATCAAATGATACACTAATTGAATCGGAAATGAATAATTCGTTATTAACGATATTATCCGAAACTCTATATGTTGTAGCTGCCGTACTACCGCTAAAAATATGTGCTAAATTTAACGACTTAGTTAAATTAACTGAGTGTACAGTTTGATTTGGGTTTAATTTAATTTTATTTATGAATGCCGTATCAACATGCATAAACGGATCGGTTTTAGTCCTATCTTGGTATCTACCAAACATACTACCTGGTGTGTCACCAGTAATTGTTGTTGCATTAACGCTTGCTCCAGTCGTAACCGATGTTGCACTGGCTGTTGCTATTAGTTTAGTTCCAAGTGGAGCTGTTGCTGGGTAAGTACCACCAGTACCTATAATATAATTTTGGGTAGTTGTACCCGTTACTAAATATACATTACTATTATAGACTAAATTTGATTTATGTGTTGGATGAATGTTAGCTATTATTTCACCAGTATAATATACCTTATTTAATTCCCATGCAAATCTTTTTTTATAAGGAACAACCCATTGTGTATATGAACCGTGTGTTACCCCAGTTGGTTGTTCTCCCGAATAATCTCTACTATAACCATAAAACTTAGGTTGTTTAACCGATAATAAAGCACCAGTTTCATCTAAATACGTTTTATATGTTGACCCAACATATGTTGTTAAATTTATGGTTTTACCATTAAAATCATAGTAACAAACATGCGGTTTTGGTGGTGGGCAATCAAAATCAATACCGAGTTGGGCATACGCTAAAGCTCTACCAATACTATTCATATAAAACGAACGCTCCGATTGACGGATACCTAAACTTAAAGTATCACCAAATGTGATTGTTCTTGTATCAACATCCATATGAATATGATCCCATATTTTTTTAGTGATACCAGCTGTGTTTGTTACAGTTGCTCTATTGGGTGGTAATGTGTTTGATAATGCAACACCAGTACCAGCTGTGTGTATATTTGGTATAGCCCCAGTACCTTGAAATAGGTACCTAGTATTTAACCTATAAACCGAGCCATCATAAACTACAAATACCCCATATCTTTGTTCAGTTGTGGTGTAAAGTACCTTGTTAATATTACCACCAAATACGGTATCATTTCCATAATCAACACCAGACTCCCAAACATAAAATCTACCTTCAGTTGTATCACAGTATTCAAACATACCATAATGAACACCAAAATATTCATTTACTGTTGGATCGGTTCCAATGATTTTAGTTCCCTGTCTACCACTAATTTGGAATGTTGGTGAATCACCAACTATTGTTTCACGAATAATACCATTATTTTCGGTAACATTTGTCGTACCCAAATAAACTGGTTTAAGTGCCGCTTGTTGGAATTCTGAACCGTCAGTTCCTAACCAACCAACTTTTTCATTTTTACCATGTTTATAAATGAATTTATTATCTAAAAATATTGAGTTCTGCACTTTTTTACCAGCATTAACAATTGATGTCGCTGGTACGAATTGTTCAATCAATTTAACCCAAGATGTGTCAAATTTACTTAAAAAATCTAAAGCAACGGCTGATGTTATCGGTGTTGATGTTGTTTTTAAATAATCAAAATATAACTTTGTTAAAGTTGGGTATGTTTTGATTGTTTTCCTATTGGTTGGATTTATAAAGTTGTCTAAAGATTTCTTTATGAATTGATTAAATGATAACGATGAAACGTCAAATTTTAATGCTGAATTTATATTTAAATCACTATTAACTAAACCTATATTTCTATAATATTGCCTATAAACTGTCACATCAAAAACTCTATTTGATGCTAAATAAACTTCAAGCTCCTTTGAGTTAATCACAAGATCACTTGAGTCTACGGTATATTCGGTATAACCATTTAAATCGTCAGCAACATATTCTTTTGTCTTATCAGTATATACCCAAGATTTTACGTTATCAATTGTTCTATCTAACGTGAATAATTTAACTTGGTTGAATTTTTTGTACTCATTGATATATTTTTTACCGAAATCAAATAAACCAACATTGTTTTTATCCTCAAAGATATAACCACCGTTTTCTTGGTATACCACAGTTTTAGGTACCGTTGGGTTACCCTTTGAATCAAATGGTACTATATCAAATAATTTATTTGGGTTATACCTACTATCACCCTCATAGATTTTATTTAAACTATCTATTGGGTTTATTGGATTCTCAACAGTATAGACAAATTCATTTAAATCAAAAACTTCGTTAGGTAAACCAACTAATTTTAAAATAAACTCAACTGATTTTCTAGTACCCTTTGATTTGAAAAGATAAATTGCGTTTATCATTATTCTTCTCCAAATCTCAATGTCCAATTCAGCTGGTGTTATCGTTTTTAACGTATTTTTGTCATCTAATTGGAATAGCGACTCAATTAAACTATCCTCATCCTCAATTTCGTAGGATTTAAACCCAAGCATTGTGGCGAAATTCTTAATCAATAAATCTGGTATATTTTCAATTTTGTTGTAACTAACGTTACGCATAAATGTAATACCGTCAATATATTTTTTAACCTCATCAAATTGTTTACCGTACAATTGGAAAACTAGGTTAGCTTTTCTATCATCGGTGTCGAATTCTTGTAAACTATCTGTTGTTAAAAACCTAGCTATTAAATTTGTTTTAACTGAATCATAACTATCCGCTAAATCATTTAATTTGGTTGTGTAAACATCAAACGGATCAGCAAACATATCAATGTTAAATTCATCGTATTTTGGGAATGATACCGTTTCTTTTACATTAAACAACTTACCGTCATCTGATAGTTTAGGGAATAAAAATTCGCTCACATAATTACCACTTTCGTCTTTATTTAATAAAAACGCAGCCAAGTCAGATAAATTATTAAAAAATTCATCATATACAGCCTTTTTTGGTTTTAAATAAAATCCAGCGTTTAATTCACCGTTAACATTGACTAGCGCACTAAATGGGTCACCGTTAATACTTAATTTAATACCAGTTGCATCATCGTTATAATTAGTTGGTAATGTCGCACTCAATATTTCATATTCAACACCATCATAATGTAAAACATAATCCTTAAATGTTTTTGTAAAGTTTCTGTATTTTGTTATGGTCTCACTATCTTGTAATGTTGATCCAGATGTTGTGTATTCAATACCGAAAGGGTTTGTTAAACCGTATAAATTAACTTTAAATTCTGAACGTTTTTCTAATGGATAAGTGGCGTAATTTGCGATTGTTGGGTTCAATACCGAAACAGCACTTAGTTTAATGGCCGCTGGATATTGGTTGTAAATTTCTAATAAAACATTTTTTATCCTATCTTTTAATGATGAGAATAAAACGTAATTATCTAATTTTCTCTTATCAAAAAGAACTTTAGCTGTAATGTTTGAATCAACTTTTTTCTTTAACGTCTCAACATACGACTTACCCTCAAAATAGGTTAAATTTCTTTGAGCAATGCTTTCAACCGTAAAACTTTTAGTGGCATCATTTTGTACTGAAGCCGCATTTAGATTTAATTGTGTTTGTCTTATTTGGTTTTGTGAAAACGGTACACTTTTGTTTATACCGAAATTACCTAACGTAAAAAACGGATCACCAGCGATTTCATCTTTAGCGTTAGCAAATTGTAAACCAACTAATTTATCACCAAATGTATCACTACCAAACGCACCAATTTTACCTTGGACTATTTTATATCTCAATGCACTCTCATATTGCACATATGAAGAGCATGGTACATATTTAGTTTCACCATTAATTAAATATGTTCGATACCCACCATCACAACCAAGTGCTCTTGATGCCTCATAGGCCGCATCTGCGGTATCATACAAATCACGTATGATTCTATTATCTGTTGTAAAACTAATATTAGCCATTATTGTTTAACTATTCTGTTTAGGGCTTTTGTTGTGTCAATACTTGTTCTTTTCTTTCTGACCTCAAATAATTTTTTATCTACAGCGTCTCTAATCTCATATAGATCATATTGCGCATAAATGTTACCATCAAAATCGTATAATGTATATATCCCATCATCCATTGATTTTGTTTGATCAGCGAATAAACCTATGGCTAAACTTTCCAAATCATAATTTACCATTTCAACTTCTATTATCTGTGGAGAAAAGTTGGTGTTGGTTATGATGATATTTTGATCTTTTCTACCTATAAATGGAGCTGATGTTGGTTTAAAACTAGGAGCTGTGTTTGGTGTTACAGTACAGAATAGCATATTACCAACATTGTTATAAATGTATTTAATCGACTTTTGAGACGAGTTTGGTGTGTTAATTTGTACTGGTTCAGCGATAAAAGATGATGTGATAATTCTGTATAAGTTGGGTATTTTGGTGCCATCGTTATTTAGATATTCAATTCTATACCCATCTAAACCATTATTCGTAAATTTATTGATAAAGTTTGTTGGGGCTGTATCAATGTTAAAAACCAAACCTTTAACATCAGGATATGTCGCCAATTCAGCACAATCCTCAATTTTAAGTCTAATTTGGGCTGGTCTAATGTATATCGTATAGAACCCTTTTTGATTAAAAACAGTTTTTGGTAATGTCATGTTATATAAACCACCAAGTATTTCAACGTCTTTACCACCAAATTCTGGTGTTGACATAACTGGTTTAATTACTTGATTACCAAATAGTTTTGTTATTATTTGCGATTCACCCGCATTCCTAGTTTTAGTGTAAATAACCACTACTTCTATATCGTTAGGATCCACATCTGCGGGTCTTTTAACCCCATAAACACCGATAGCCATTTTTTATATATTTTTAAAATTATATCCCTTTTTATTTATTTTATAATAACCCAATCCCATTTTGTTTAATTCGTTTAAATCTGTGACATTTTTAAGTTTTTTCATCTTTTCAAATCCACTATTTAAACCTCTATCTATAAATACTTCCGAGATTATTTTTGGCTCCTCAATAAAACCATCATAAAAAATAATATTTGCTGTCTCAGCTTCTTCTATATTAGATCTCATGTACTTAAATATAGTATATCCCTCACCAAAATCAACATACTTTATAGGGTTTTGTGTATCTAAATAAAGTACATATTCTGGAGTTTTATCGTCATCTAGTAAAATCATGGCTGAAATATCCAACCCTGGTATCATAAATTTTATTTTTGTCCTAACAATATTGTTATTTTCTTGACTTCTAATAACTTCAATCTTTTTACCTGATTCATCACCAATGAACTCTTTAAATTTCACATCACTGCTGGCATTTTTTAAATTTGATATAGCGGTTTTACTAAAAAATTTAGATAATAAATCAAATTTACTGTCGGTATATCCAGTTACAAAATACTTGTCATCCGCATTTTCAAAATGAGTTATAACATCTTCGTATGTTGATATTATTTTTGTATTTGTGGTATAACCAGTGGCTGAATTTTTAACTGGATATGTGACAAATTTATCAGCTATTTTTTCAAGTTGTTGTATGCGGTAGTCCTCTGGGATATTATATTCCGCATTAACATAAGTCCCTGGTAGAATCGTATTTGATTCTAAATAAACCTTTATTTGACTTTCCGTTTCACCTAAAATTACTTGCATTCTATTTAAATATTAATCGCTGTTAAATTTATTTGTGGGATAATTGTTGTTGGGGTTATTTTTGGTTTAGAGCCAGGTTTTAGTTTAATATTAATTGGTACAAATATGTTTTTAATGTTGGATTGTTCATCTATTAGTGATATTTTTAATTTACCCATTACCGATAAACTAGTTGCCCCATACACCAACTGTTTGGTATTTTTACCAATAATAACATTTATCGTAAAGCCAATAGTTTCATTTTCACTAATAAACCTATCACTATCTTGTATGACAACAAAGTTTAATAAATAATCTCTTAAACCTGGGTTATCATCGATTTGCGACATCACATAGTCCTCACCACCATTATAAATTTTATCTAATTCATTCTTAATTGATGTGTCGACTTGGTTATTATTTGCCACGGCAATATAATCATCGACCATACCACTTAATTGAAATGAATCAAAATTATTATAAATGTAATCAACTATTGTATCAACAGTTTTGTGGTCATTAACTTTATCATAATATTCATAAACGTTTTTAAGAACATTAATAACATCTTTTCTTATTTTCGATACTTTTGAATCACCATATGCGACAAGATTTTTATATTGTGAAATGATGTCATTTTTATATGGTGATAATTGGTTATAATAAACATATTTTTGGGCATTATAATCATAATCATAACCATAAAAAGCAACACCGAATGTTTCAACATAACCCATCCCATCCAAAATAACTTGCATTAATTGAGCTAGGTAACTGAATCCAGTTTGGTAAGCGCCATTACTATTGATTGTTGATACCTCTTTATCCAATTCATCGTTAAAATAATTTATAACATATTCAATAAAATCAACAGATGTCATTAATTTATATATTAAATCATTGGCGGTGCTACTTGTGCTAATAGAATCGGTTGTACCGTTAAGCATGAGTGTCATAGCTTCAGATATCCTATCACGGTTTGGTCTCTCCCAGCTTGACTCCATCTCTAGGTAATAGGTTTTATCATATATTTTATGATCGTCAATAATAACTGATACATCTTGTAGTGATAGTTTTCTTATTTTCCAAGAATCAGTGTCAACATTACTTGCAATTAATTTTTGTACTTTATGAACAAATCCATTTATCTTAATTGGATCCCTGTAATTTGATATTGTTGGGTATACAAATTCACTTTCTGGTAAATTTGTTATTGTTTTTGATGGTATACTTTTTATATAAGATTCCATTTTATCTAAAAATCTACCAGTGTGTTTTTCACTACTTAAATAACTATACAGCGGTGTTGAGCTTTTGGTGTATACCACGCTTTTTTGTATTGATACTGAATCACCCAAGTATTTATCTGTATACAAGTTGCGAACACTAAATTTTAAAGGGCAAAATGGTCTGTCAACTGGCTTGAGTGTTAAAGCGTCAATAGGTATATCGTTGCTAACAAATACATTATTAAAATACGGGTCAAATGCTAATTCGTACAAATCAAAATTAACTCTCTCCAAATCAAAATCATTTGTCTGGGTATTGTACTCATATATTTTATATGTTTTATTAGTATAATCTAATACGTATTTTAAATAATTAAATTCCTGTTTAAACTTGTTAACATCTTGAAACCATTTTTTACTCTTTTCGTTTTCACAAGAAGGTAGTAGTGGTATTTTGTTACCATTAGCGGCATCCCAAAAAGAAAATTTAACGTAAAAATCGTTTTTAATGAAATTGTTTAAGAAGAAAAATGAGAAGCCGTCTGAACCATTTTTTAATTTAAAACAAGGTCTTTCATGCATCACACTTTTTTTACCATTATTTGTTATTTCTTTTATATTGTATCTACTGTTAACAAAAACTGGTGTTGATAATATTCTATTTTGATTAAGTGGTGATGGTGAGTCGTAAAACTCCAGCAACATGAATGAATTATTAAAATATGGTTTATTGGTATATAATAACCCATTATTAACCCAATCGTTTTTTTTATCCCAAAAAGGAATTGTATAACTATTATAAAATACAGGTGTACCACTTTTAACTGGTCTTAATAGTAAACTCTCACCAACTTTATCAAATGATACGTATGGTTTTTTTTCAAGTGATTGGGTTATCGCTTCATTTTTTTCAACTTTTAATTTTGGTTCCCTTAGATTTGTGTCGGCTTGTCTAACTTCAAATATGTTATTAAAAGACGCACCCAAATTGACCCCAGCACTATTTGTAATACCCAATTCTATTTTTGTTTTATTTACATGTGTAATAAAATTAGATTCGATATACGGTGTTATCTCGTTTATCTCATTAGTTTGCATATACCTTAAAAAGAAGATATTAAAATTTAATTCATTGGCATTTGGTTTAAATTCATAAACCTCCGAATCATTGATTGAATTAATAACGCTTAACGCCCCGAGATTTAATAACTTATTATTATAGTAATCACGATCGCTACTATAATCTTGCCCTGTTATTAAACTATTAATAATAATATCATTATCTATAACCCTACTTTTTAACATTTCTCTTCTTTATATTGATTATATGGTTTAGTATTTGGGTCTTTTTCATTTAAATTCATATCATCTAAAATATCAGATAACATACTATTTAATTCATTGCCACCATTACTATTATTAGTTATATCATTTAAATTTAATTTAAATGACTTTGTTGCTGATTTTTCTGATTTAACAAAAAAGTTGATTTGGTTAAATACATATAACGCATTATTCATAAACGGAAAATCGATTACATTCCCACCATCATCAGCAACCCCAACATCAAAAATATCACGCCAAATATATTTTTCCCTTTGTCTACTATATACCGCATGCGCTGGTATACCGCTGATATTCGCATCACCATCTTCAATATATGGTGATTTTAATTTTAAATTAATTTTATAAAATGGTTTATAATTAAATAAAACATCTCTATGTATAAATCTATGATATATTTGACCTAACTCAACTTCGGTTAATTCTTCAGTTGAATGCTCACAAACACAATAATAAAAAGTATCACCAATTTTTGGTTTTTTGTTTGTGTTTTTTATATCATTATAGCTAATAGTTTTATTTATAGTTTGTAAACCATCACCATCACTAACATGATCAATAAAATCACTAAAGTGCGCCTCAACCGTTGTATACGATTTGGAGTCTACTGATGCGTTTTTGATTATTCCGATATAGATATCAACCAATGGTTCGTTTTTATTGTTAGTTAAACCATCTAATGATAAATCTTTATTTAAGAAAAAACTTTTAACTTGCTGATTCATGAAATTTTTTGAAAATCCACAATCATCAATCTCATCTATGATATCAATAACCTCCAATACTTTAACGTAATATTCAAGAGCTTCTTTTTCTTGTATTTTTGTGATGTAAAATTCTGGTTGTGTAAATGGAGCTATCTTTGGTCTTAGTGCGCTTAAATTTTTAATCGAATCGACACTAGATGAGAAACTTAAATTACCAACCACCATCGTTGACTTTAATTCTTCGTTATTTTTTATTATTGTTGAATTTTCTGGTGGTATAACATCAGCTAAATTAATCGCCTCCAAACCTTTAGTGCTAATGCTTGTAGGTATAAGAGCACGATTCATTTCATATGGTTGGTAATTTATATAAATTCTATCTGAATCAACAATCTCAACATTATAAAAACCGTTAGGTATTTTATGTTGAGCCAGGCTATCTATTTTAATTCTATCACCAACTGAAAAGTTGTGACCAAGCGGAAAATATAAACCGTAATTATCCGTATATATATTACTTTTGTATGTTTTAGCTGGTAATCCGTTTTTTAAATCTAAATTAAAAAGTATTTTACCTTTATTGGGGTCATCACCCTCATGTTTTATTATTCTTTTAATACCTTTAGAATATGTTTGTTTCCCATCAGAATTTAATCCAGTTTCAATTCTTTTAGATTTTAAAACAACAATAGACCAGTTGTCTAAATTGAGGTCAAATAAATTATTATCAACATTTATTTTTTTATAACCAGCTGTTGTTTTTTTATGTACATCAAGTGCAATAATTGGGTTTATCTTACCGTAAATTCTAAAATTACCACAGTTTCTTTTTTCATCTATAAATTGTGTTTGTTGTGATACGGTATAAAATAAATTATTATCATATCGCATCTGATTCGTTTCCTCTAATACGATTGACGACTTAATATCCCCTGGTTTAGATCCAGAGAATTTCTTTTCACCTAATATTTCAACTATATTACTCATTTAACAAAATAATTTTTTTCAATATCATACAGTGCATTTGAATCTTTCCATAAACCAAAATAATAATACTGGCCATTATAAGCATTTGGATTAGTAGTTGTTGATATTATATTACCAGCTTGGTCTGTTGTTATATTGTTTTCTTCAACATATATATCAACGTTATTACTTTGGATAATACTTGATATTGGAGCCGATGCTGTGCTATTAGCAACTATAACATTTTGAGTATCACCTTTTTGATATGACGAATAAACAGCGTCTTTAATTAAATTAGGTAGATCATCTGTTATATCATAAATTAATATTTCCATAACTGATCTTTTGTTGCTGATTGTTGAATCGGCACAATTTATAAAAACCCCGTATGTTGAAACATCGCTAACAACTTGGTTGTATGCTTTATGTACACCAAAACCATTAGCGTTAGCGCCTTTCTTTTTTGCTAACTCAGCAGCGTATAATGATGGAGTAAAGGCCACCTGGCTATTATCACCGTAATTCCAAGTATCAATGTCCCCAAAAATATTATCACCGTTATCGTATATAAATTGATCTGCGTTAAACAGATCCGTAAATACCGAGCCAGAATTTTTACCACCAACTTTTTTTGTCCCTAAACCCAAGAACATTTCGCAATCTTGTACCCATTCGTTGTATGTATCATCTGGTGATAACCAATAAGTTGATAATATTTCATCTGGAAATGATAATTGACCAAATGGGTTTTTAACTTTAACTTGTATTCTAGGTATTAATATTGACCCAATTATTGTTGGTTCTTCAATATTAAGTGTTTCATCAACCGATATAGGAAAATTCCAGTAAGTATTAACTTTATTATTGTTTAAAACAGGGAAATATCTAACATAATCACCAGGTTTTTTTATATTTTCGTAATCATGTTTAGTGTGAATTGTTTTAACTGTATAAAATTTACGTCTTCTTTTGAAGATATCATATTCAAATAAACCATCCCAAGTGCCATCCCAACCACCAATCCAATAATCACCAGCAGAACTAGATGGGATTCTAATACCAGGTAACGGAGCTAAGTCAAAACCACCCAATGGTGATCTTCTATTTGTCCAACCATCATCTGTATCATATATCTCAAAACAGTAATACCCCTTTGTTGGTATGCCAGAATTTTTATCAGTTGTTTGAACCAGGTCACCAAATTCGTTTGTTGTGTAGTAGTCCGCATACATTGGTAAACTAATTCTAAACACACCACTATAATAAACACCAGCAAAAATACCTAATCTTTTTCTACTACCAGGGTTTAGGTTATCATCTAATCGATATACAACCACTTCCATTTTTTGGTATGGGTATATATCACCAGTATAATAATTAAGTGAGGTATCTAATCCGTGTATTTCTGGATTTCTATCATTATAGGCGCCAGTATAGTTATAATCACCATCAATGGCAAAACCAGCCGATGGGGCGTGTATGTAACCAAAGAATATTGCTGTCGGTGTGTATTTGAAATCAATTTTAAAATCACATCTTGTTATACCAACATCACAAAAATCATCATCACCCCAAAATGGTGAAACCATAACTTGTTTGGTTTCATGGAAAATATTAACCATGTCATCCAAGTTTGTTTTAACCTCAACTTCATAATTATTATTACCTTTGTAAATAAAATTAGGTACTTTAGTTTGATTCTCGGTGGCGCCTGTTATTGCGCTTAACGCTGGATCGGCTGATGATGCTAATAAAGATTCTAGCGCTTTTATACTACCATTTAATGAGACTTGCTCAACTAAATCATTAGCTGTTAAATCAAATGATTTTGTATCAAAAATATCAAAATCCATGACAATATCTTTTTGTCCTAATGGTACACCAAAAATCATATAGTCACCAGATTCGTTTGTTGTGGTTGTATACTTGTAATATTTATCAGTTATTTCTAATAACTGAGGGTAGTGTGAAAAATCACTTTCATGTGGAAAATTACCAACAGCTCTATGGCTTGGGTTTCTTTGGTTTCTAATCCTTGGTAATAAATTATATCTAACTCCATTTGGGTATGTATCATTTACCGTTTCAAATGGATATAACTCATATATTTCAGGTCTATTTTTATCTTCTTCTGTTATGGGTATAAAAATATTAACTTTGGCGTTTTCAACACCAAACCCGTTATTTAACATGACTCTTCCAACGATAACACCAAAATCTGAACACATCCTAGAATAGGCGTCTGCGTTTGAGATTTTTAAACTTAGAACCTCAAGATTATCAAATTCTTGTTCTATTTTTACCGTTAAGTTTTTATCGCCACTTTTTAAATCAACTGGAATTCTAATATTTCTTTCTTCCATATTATATTATTGAGGTGTTTTGTGTTACTGGGATAACAACAATATCTTTTTCTGGTGATTTTAATTGTAATATTTGATCACCTGAAACTTTTATTGCCCCAGATGTTATATCAATTTCATTTGTGTTTATGTCTAATATCATAGTACTATCTAACGCACTGGTTGAATAACCACCACCAACTTTATTAAATGCCTTAATATAGTTGATATTTAAAACACCATCAATTTGCGATATTTTTTTAATTAGCGTACCGACTAAATAACTTTGACCTAATTGCATTTTATTTTGATCGAATTCATCCTTTAATAACTGAGCAATTGATGCTATGGCATTTACTTGGTTACCAGATTCAGTTAGTATTGATATCTCAAATCCAACATTTATAACTGATGCTGGTTTAACAACCACATAATCATTTATCATTCTATATCTGGATAAATAATTTGCAACATTCTGTAGTACAACAGTTGATACCAAATCACTTAAATTACCATCACTGTCTGTTGAAAGAATACCAACATTAATTTTATTTTGGACTTGAGTAACTGACGCCTTTGCTGGCGTTCCAAATTTTGGTGGCATACCCAATAAAACCGCTTTGTAATCCTGTAAGGTCACAGCTCTATTTTGTGCCGCAAAATTGTATGAGATATAATTTCTTAATGCTTCAATTGATGGGGCATCACCACCACCAATAGCTGGTGTAATATTTTTAACTGTTAATGATCCTTGAACAATAGCGTTAGTTTGTGCGTCAGGGCCGTTAAGATTCATACCAACTTGACCAACTGTTGTAATTGTATTAACACCGACATTGGTGTCCGCACCACCACCAACTCTATATTTAACATACAGTGTTGTGTTATTTAATGGTGCCCAACCTAAACTATCATTATTTAAGAAACTTTTAAGGTCAAAACCACCACCATCTACAAAATCATCTAAAATATCTAACCCTTGGTTTGTTTGTGAACCAAATGTTAAAATACAAAATCCGTTTGGTGTGAACTCTTTTATGAATTTTCTATCAACATTCATATAACTACCACTATAAACACCATTAACTGGTGCAACTGTTTTATCATCAACAAAAATTGAATTTTCCGCTAAAGATGGCATCTCATACCATTTATTAATATCAGACGAAAACTCGCTTTGGGTTGGTAATGTTTGGTAGTTCGTACCGTTTTTATGTATTACCGATTCAATCGATAAAACATTATTTTCTGGTAGTGTTATTTGATAAAATGGTCTTGTGTTGTTTATAACTTGGGTATAAATTCTAGTTGTACCAGCCACAACAATACCAGTTTTTGTGATCTTATATGCGCTTAAAACCCCATTTGTGTAAATTGGGGTCTTACTTCTGTCCATTTTATTGGAAATATTAAAATTAGAAGCAAAATCTACGTCATATAATAACTCAAAACTTGTACCGTCAGATAAGAACTGAGA